CATGCCTCCACAACCAAACGATGCTCGCACAACTCGCTTAGATTTAACTCTTGGAGACCACATCAACCTTGAATCAGGTTGGGGCGGATACCCACAATTTACAGCAAACACAGCAGGCTCTGACGTAGCAGGCTCAACTGACTATGTACAAGTTCCTAACGTAATTGGTATGACAACAGCAAATGCAGATGACGTTATGAAGGACTCAGGTCTTACAGTCACAACTGCAGCAGGAGCATCTAACGTCGGTAAAACTATTACAGCAGCAGCCCGTACAGCAGGTTCAGCAGTTATCTCACTTACTTGTGGAAGCCACGGCTTTGTTGCAGGTAACAAGGTAACAGTTTCTGACATCTCTGGTGGCGATGGCGTAAACGGTTCTTGGACAGTTCTTGCTGTTACAAGCGCAGACGTATTCACAGTAACTGGAACAGCCACAACAGTTCAGGCTCTAACAAGTCTTGCTGGTGTTGTTTCTGGTGTTGCTGGAACAATCAAGTCTCAATCAATCGCAGCAGGTGCAGCAACAACTGCAGTTGGTGCAGCAGTAACAATTACACCTTACGCAACAGCCTCTTAATTAAGGAGTAATAATGGCTCGGGTTACCTCAACAGGTGGCAGTAACGATAAGCAAAGGAATGTTCTACGTGCTAGAACCTCTTCTGATGAACTATCGGCACTCCTAGACCCGACCCGCGAACTCTATGGAGTTGGCGAACGAGAAGTAAAAGGCATGGCAAAGATGCTGGGGGTGACTCCACAAACGGGACGTATTAATCCGTTTCAGTCACTCCCAGTATCGCCAGGCTCTGAGTTTTATGATGCTATTGAAATTTTTGAGGGCGATGAAGAAGAAGAGTCAGGCGAGTTTTACGACCCTACTCGTTACTCAAACTACGCAGATGAGCCGTTAGATAACTACGATGCTCCTGCACCATTAACAGTATTACCCACATCAACTACTAACTACCAACGTCCTAGAACAGTTGCTGCAGGATATGACCCAAAGCGTGAAACATTAACTGTTGTCTTTAGAGACGGGTTGTTCTATAACTATTACGATGTTAAGCCATCAACTTGGAGTGCTTTTAAAGCCACTATTTCTAAAGGGCGTTTTATTCGCCAATATTTAGATAGCCATGCTCGTGGCGATGCTGCCATGGGAACTCTTCCTACTTACGCTAGAGAAACCCTGTATCGAATTGTTCGTACTAATCAGATATACTTTGAAGGTCGCCAAAGCCTTGTACCTACCTCTAAGACTGGTTACGGTGTTACCAAAAAACCAAGAACTAAAGCAAGTAAGCCTAAAACAACAGCACTAAAGTCCAGTCGGGGTAATAAAAAGAAACGGTAATAAATGCCAAAGGCGCACAACATCGGAACAGAACGATTCATACAAGTTATTAAACAGCCTCTTACCTGGGGTAACAAACTTGTAGTCCATGGTTGGACCCAAGAAATTGAAGAGCCATACCGTTTTGCAGCCCCAATTATGGTTAGACTACCCTTAAGTCGTATTCTTGTGTTAGGAAAATGGCAAGGAACAAAGTCTGAAGAAGAAGCATTGAATAGTGCAATTTCGAGAAGGGACCTTACTTATGATGATTTTGAAGAAGAAAAAGGGTGGAGACCACCCCCAAACAAAGATACAGAAGCGTATCTCTAAGTTACCTACTCCAGAGTTAATTGGATGGGTTGAGGCTTCTTTATTTGCTATAGGTCGAGATACTTTTGCTTGGCAGAAATCTAATGAACCAGTATTGCTGGATGAGTTAGAAATGGGTGCAGAAGCACTTTTGGAAATCATGAGAGAATTAAAGAGAAGGTCGTAACTTAGTGATAGAATTAACCGTCTCCCTCTCTCAGACGCGGGGTTGCCCACTTCGGTGGGCTTCTCTGTTTAGGAACTAAATGTCTATTGATTTTAATGATGAAAAGTTTGAAGAAATTAATCCCGAACTTTACGCAGCCGAAGATGAAGAAGTTCCGCTACCCCCTGAAGATAATGAACTAGATGAACTGTCGATTCAATTTGTTGAAAAGTTAATAAATAAAATCATAGAGTTCCAAGAAGTTCTTGTTGGTTACCCGCTACACCCTTATCAAATGCCGTTGGCACGTCGTATGATTGAATCGGTTTTAATTAATGACGGTGAAGAAATTACAGCCCTTGCTGCACGTCAATCAGGAAAATCAGAAACAGTTGCCAACACTGTTGCAACATTAATGATTCTTCTTCCACGTCTTGCAAAGTTATACCCAGATTTACTAGGTAAGTTTAAAGATGGTCTTTGGGTTGGTTTGTTTGCACCAACAGAGGGTCAGGCAGAAACACTCTTTGGTCGTACCGTTACACGACTTACATCAGAGCGTGCATTAGAAATTCTTGGTGACCCTGAAATTGACGACTCTGCTGCACGTATTGGGGGAGTAACACGAATGATTAAACTAAAGAAGTCTGGCTCAACAATCACAATGATGACAGCCAACCCACGTGCAAAAATTGAGTCTAAGTCTTTCCATTTGATTGTTATTGATGAGTGCCAAGAAGCAGATGACTTTGTTGTATCTAAGTCAATCTCTCCTATGCTTGCTTACTACGCAGGAACCATGGTTAAAACAGGAACACCAACAACAAGTAAAAATAACTTTTATAGAGCAATCCAACTAAACAAGCGTCGTCAAACAACGCGAGGTGCTAGACAAAACCATTTCCAATGGGACTGGAAAGATGTTGCAAAATTTAACGAAAACTACTCAAAGTTCATAAGGAAAGAGACTCTACGTATTGGTGAAGACTCCGATGAGTTCCAAATGTCTTACAACTGTAAGTGGCTTCTTGAACGAGGTATGTTTGTAACTTCAGGAGTTATGGATGAATTAGGTGACACATCTCAAGAGGTAGTAAAGGTTTGGCATAAAACTCCTGTTGTTGTAGGTATTGACCCTGCACGTAAGATGGACTCAACAGTTGTTACTGTTGTGTGGGTTGACTGGGATAGACCAGATGAATTCGGTTACTTTGAGCATCGCGTTTTAAACTGGATGGAATTACAAGGAGATGACTGGGAAGAGCAATACTTCCAAATAGTTAACTTTCTTTCTAACTACGATGTACTTGCTGTTGGCGTTGACGCTAACGGTGTTGGTGATGCTGTTGCACAGCGTCTTAGACTTCTACTCCCACGAGCAGAGGTTGCTTCTATTACCTCTAGTGCTACCGAGCAGTCACAACGTTGGAAACACCTTCAAGCATTAATTCAAAGAAAAATGTTGGGTTATCCTGCCCATGCAAAATCACGTCGATTAAGAACGTGGAAAAGGTTTTACCAACAGATGGTCGATGCTGAGGTTCAATACAAGGGACCTAACTTCCTTGTGGCTGCCCCTGATGAGTCTTACGCCCATGATGACTATGTAGATAGCCTTTCTATTGCCTGTGCTATGACTAAGGATTTAGTCATGCCAGAGGTGGTTTTAACAAGCAGTCCGTTTTTTACTAAAAATTAAAAGCGAGTTAACCCTTACTTATCGTAAAAAATCAGAGAAAATCATCTTTGGAATAGGCCATTCCGTCTTACTAACCTTATAAGGAGTCATAATGACACTAGCACCAAACCCACAGTTCCCTGAAAAGGGTTCAAATGTTTACGAAATGAAAGAGGCAGGAAACGCATCACGTCGTGGTCCTCTTCGTTTTGAAGAAGGTATCGCAACTGATACTGATGTTCCAAATGATTTTGAACTAGGAATGCAGCAAGGTTTTGCTGCTGCTGCAGGTCGTCCAAACCGTAATGCTCCAGTCTGGCAAAAGACTGCTGCAGAAACTATGCAGGCACGTGCCCATGTTGGCTCTGCTGCATGGACAGAAGCACCAACATTCCTTGCTGAGTTCTCACACGGGTCTTTCACAGACTATGCAGAACAAAAGACTGAGGTTGTTGCACGCTCTGGTGGACGTACACAACGTACTTCCCCAACCGTAGTAAACGACTAAAAGAGTTTTTTGTCTTTGACCCCCTAGGATTGTCCTAGGGGGAACAAAGTTGTAAAGGAAATAATTGTGGCTGAAAAACCTGCTAATCCAAAACTTTGGGAAATGATAATTGCTCAAGCAAGAGCCAAGTATTCAACCTACCCAAATCCTGCAGCAAGTCACTGGGTTCGAGAGAGATACACTCAAAGTGGTGGTAGATTTACCGACACAAATAGTCCTATAGAAATAACAAAAAAACTTAATGAAAAACAGTTCGCAAAATTGCAAAAAGAACGTGGCACTAAAAAAGACGCAAAAGACGTGAAACGTAAAAAGGATAAGGGCGGAAAAAAGAGTGACACTAAGTAAGGTCATACGATGAGTTTTGTTGACTTTTCCCCTCCCTCATACAGAGCAGCCTCCTCTGATTTAACTATCTCAATTTCTCCCCTAGGTTTAGTAGAACTAGCAGACGAAGAATTTGAAGTTCATGGTCCGCGTTTAAATCGCTACTCTTTAAACTGGGCGATGTATTTAGGTCATCACTGGGGTTACCGCCGTGAACAAGGCGAAATGCAAATTGCAGTCAACTACTACAGAGCATTTACAGATTATCTTTCTAGATTTACATTTGGCAAGGGAATTGGTTTCCGCAGCCCTAAAGCAACTGAAGCAATTGTTCCAGACCGTTTGCAACGAGTATGGGAAGTAGATAACGACAAAACTAGAGTTCTTTTAGAAATGGCACAGCAAGGCGGAATCTCTGGAGATTGCTTTGTAAAAGTAGCCTATGAAGAACCGTGGACTGATGCAGTTGGTCGAGTACACCCAGGAAAGGTTCGAGTTCTTCCTCTTAACTCATCTTTCTCATTCCCAGAGTTTCACCCCCACGACCGCAATCGTCTTTTAAGGTTTAAGCAGAAGTATCGTTTCTGGGGAACTTCTTTAGAGGGAACAAGACAGGTATTTACTTACACTGAGATTCTTACAGATGACCTTATTGAAGAGTACATTAACGATGAACTTATTGACTCTCGTCCAAATCCTCTAGGAACAATCCCAGTTGTACATATTGCAAATATCCCTGTTGCTGGCTCACCTTGGGGTCTTCCTGATTGCCATGACATTATTTCCATTAATCGTGCATACAATGAAATTTCAACAGATGTTGCAGACATTATCAATTACCACGCTGCACCTGTGACAGTTATTGTTGGTGCAAAGGCTTCTAACCTTGAGAAGGGTCCTAAGAAAGTTTGGGGCGGTCTTCCTAAAGACGCACAGGTATTTAACCTTGAAGGTGGCGGAGCAGGCATTGATGGTGCTCTAAAGTATCTAGAACTATTAAAGCGTTCTATGCACGAGTTAATGAACGTTCCAGAGACAGCACTTGGTCAAGTTCAACCAATTTCAAATACTTCGGGTGTTGCACTTTCAATTCAGTATCAGCCTCTTATGAATCGTTGGACTCAAAAGACTGCCCAGTATGGAATCGGCCTTGAGAAGATTAACGAACTTATTATTTTGAACTTGGCAGTTAAAGAGCCAGAAACAATGATGTACAACCCAGATGAAGACGGTCCAATCAAAGAAGGTCAAATGGTTAAACTTGACCCTAACGACTCTCTTACCTATCAAAACAGCGTTCAGTTCCCACCTCCTCTTCCACTAGATAAGTTAATTATCCTTAACGAAGTACAAACTAAACTTGGCATGGGTCTTGAGTCTAAAGAAGGTGCTCTACGCACTTTGGGAGAAGAGTTCCCAGAAGAGAAACTACAAGAGATTCGTGAAGAACTTAAAGCGGAAGCACTCTCAGATGGTGCTCTAACCTTGTTAAAGGTGCAGATTCAAAAAGAAATTCAAGATATGACTGGAATGATGCCAGGTCCTGGAGGAGATGGAGCAGTTCCACTGCAACCTACTCAACTAGGTGATGGCGACATTATGGGAGATAACCTCTCAGGTGCTCCAACCCCAGAAAACGCTGCCGACCCTGCTGCCCAAGAAATGGCTATGACAGAGGCTGGTATGGAGATGGATATTCGGAACAAACTGCTAACCGAGTCCTATGGAACGAAAATTCCGCAGAGAAGAGCAGTAGATAGAAGCCAATAAATTTCAGATGAAAAATCTGATTTAGCCTGACAAACACCTCTAAATGTTGTGCAATTATCAGGTAAGAAATGTGGGACACGCGGATAAAACCGCATTCGGACAATAACCAAGGAAACGGATACGCAATTACTATGGAAAACACTGAAGTACAAGAAGTACAGATTGAGTCAGTAGTGCAAGAGACTGCTACTCCTATCGTGGAAAGTAAGGCTTCTAAGGAAGCAACTGACTTTGGCTTTTCAGCCGAAGACTTATCTCGTGCTCGTGCACAAGAGAAAGAAAAGTTGTATCCGCAAATGGAAAAACTAAAAGAAGAACTTGCTACCTTGAAGAAGGAGCGCGATGAGAAGGCAGAGCAAGAAGAAATTGCTCGTCAACAGCAGGCTGAACTTGAGGAAAAGAAACTAGAAGCAGACATGGACATCCGTCAACTTCTAGAAAAAAAGGAAAAAGAATTTCAGACTCAGTTAGAAGCAGAGCGTCTCGAAAGAGAACGTGCCTTTGCTCTACTTGAGCAAGAAAAACATTTTCAAGAAGTAATGCAGTATCGTCAACAAAGAATTGAGCAGGAGCGTGAAAACGTAATTCCTGAACTCATTGATTTGATTGAGGGTAACAACCGTGATGAAATCGAGCAGAGCATCGCGTCATTGAAAGATAAATCTGCTCGTATTCTCGACTCTGCACAGCAGGCTTTACAGTCTACTCGCAGAGAAATGGCAGGAACACGTATTACGTCTCCTGCATCAGGACCTCTCGATAATGATTCGGAACAACGTTCGTACTCTCCCGAAAGTATTCGGGAAATGTCATTGGCGGATTACGCGAAGCAACGAGCCAAACTACTTGGCGAAGCAGCAGGTAATCGTGGTAAGGGACTGTTCGGGTAAAACCAAACAAACTAAATTATCCAACTAACTAGAAAGGACTGATACCAACATGGCATCAGCGATTACAGGCACCAGTGAATTAGCAGGAGCACCTACCGCTTATAGTGGTTCAAACTCCAGCCTATCCACAGCAATTCAGACCATCTGGTCTAAAGAAATTCTATTTCAAGCAATGCCAATTCTGCGTTTCGAGCAGTTTGCAGTTAAGAAGACTGAACTAGGTGTAGCACCTGGTCTTCGTGTGAACTTCCTACGTTACAAGAACTTTGCTGTAGACCCATCACCACTTACAGAAGGTGTACGTCTAACAACAAACGCTCTTACAGCAGAACAAATTGCAATCACAGTTGCAGAACACGGCTACGCAGTAGCAGTTTCTGAACTACTTCTTAACGCATCATTCGATGACGTTATGGCATCATCTTCACGTCTTCTAGGTCGCCACATGGCACAGTACCTAGATGTACAGGCACGTAACACATTAGGTGCTGCAACATCTGCAGTATTTGGTTACGACCGTACAGGCGTATCAGCAGGGTCACAGTCATTCTACGACGAAGGCTCAAAGGCAACATCAATCTCAACCATCACAGCCAACCACAAGTTGACTACTGGTTCTGTCAAGGATGCTGCACTTACCCTTGCTTCAAAGAACATTCCTCGCTTAGGTGAGACATACGTAATGTTCATCAATCCAAAGCAGTCACGTGACATTCGTTCGAACCCAGAGTTCATCGAAGTTACAAAGTACGCTGCTCCAGGAAACTTCATGCTAGGTGAAATCGGTCGTCTATACGACGTAGTATTCATCGAAACAACTCAGGTTAAGTCATACGCAGCAGCAGCAGTTGTTAATGAGACTGCAAATGTTGGTGCACCTGCTGACCAGACTGAAGTTCCAGTAAAGGCCAATACAAACCCAGGTTCAGGTGGAAACCCAACAGGTTCAACTTCACCAAACCCTGCTGGTTCATCTGGCGGAACTGTGGCTGCAGGAGTAACTGTCTACGAGTCAATCATGATTGGTGACAACGCATTCGGTCACGCAATTTCCCTTCCAGTTGAACTTCGCGATGGTGGCGTTCTTGACTTCGGTCGTGAGCACGCTCTTGCTTGGTATGCAATTTGGGGTCTTGGCGTAATCACAGACCAGGCAATTTGCAAGGTCTTCACTGCTTAATTAAATAAGCGTTTGGTTGGAAGAGTCCCATACTCCTTCTTTGGGACTCTTCCTCCACAAAAAATTACAAAACTAACACAAGGAGAAATACATCGTGGCAAACAAAGCAACTAGTCCTCTGGACGCAACAGGGCGTGCACAGGAACAAGCAACAAAAGAAAATGCAGAAGCACTTCGTAAGCGTAAGGAAGAAATTTCTACAGCGAACAAGGTTGAGGCTGAACTTCTGGAAACTGCGGTCTTTGACCCAAAGAACCCAGAGAAACCAATTGTTCTAGACGAAATCGTAGAAGTTGGCGTAACACTTGCAAATGACAAAGTTGTTATCCGAACCATCACAGACATTGAAGAAATGACCTGGGGTGTAGGAAATACATACAACTTTAAAGCAGGAGTTAAATATTCAGTTCCTTCAGAACTGGCTAACTATCTCGAAGGTCTAGGTTATATTTGGCGACCAAACTAAACCAACCGTTTAGTTATCGTCAATCCTCTGGTTACTCCTCTAGTTTCTGCCCTCCTCCTAGAGGAGTAACCTTTTTAATGCTGATTAAATTTGCTTAATAAGGAATCATTAGCATCTAGAGTTTAAGCACGGAGGATACGTGGCAACAGCGTCTAACTTAGCCGAAATGGTTAGGTCCGAAATAGGAGACTCCTCTAAGTCTTTTGTTATGCAGTTTATTGCAGATGGTACAACAAATAGATTTGGTCTTCACTACTCTCCAGTAGATGCAGCAAGCCTGTACGTAAGATTTGATGACTTCAACGTTTCCAACGATGTCTCTGTAGAAGAGGCAAGCGGAGTATTGGTAACAGATGTAATTCCACCAGATGGAACTGAAATCACAGTTGCTGGCAATTACTTTAGATATTTCACACCAGCAGAAATTAATCGCTTTGTAGAAAATGCTGTACTGCAGCATTCAAATAATAGAACAGACTCGCTAGGAAGAATACAGACACTTGAAAATCTTCCTCCAGTAGAGGTGTATCCAGTATCTCTTCTTGCAAGCACACTTGCTCTTTATACTTTAGCAACAGATGCTTCTTTTGATATTAACGTATTCGCTCCAGACGGTGTGACAATTCCACGTTCTGAGCGTTACCGTCAATTAATGGATATGATTCAAGCACGCAAAGACCAATATCGTGAACTGTGTATATTGCTAGGAATTGGTCTTTATAGAATTGAAGTATTCACATTCCGCAGAATTTCTAAAACCACAAACCACTACGTTCCAGTTTATCGACCACAGGAGGTGGATGATTACTCTTACCCAGAAAGAATCGAACTTGCCCGACCTACCTATGGCGACCAGCCCTCAGAGCGACCTTATGACTCTGTGGAACTTACTGCCTATCAAGATGTGGCGTTTACGTACTCTATTCCGTACGTCGGAAACCTCACTGAAAAGGGAGCCGTAGCCAATATTCGCTGGAAAGCGGGTGCTCCACAAAGTCACATGCCTTTTACGGTGACAGTTACTACATCTGGCACGGATAATACAAGCCATACAATCAATATTAGTTTAACCAAAGAACAGACCAGGAGACTTGCACAGCGTATGTACTGGGACATCGAATTTGTTTATAACGATGGACAAAGAACAACGTATAAGGCAGGCAAACTATTTACAGTGCGTGAGGTGACAACGTAATGCCTATTGACCCAAATAGCCCTCTCTACCCAGAGATTGACCCTGCACTTTTACCTGGCGTTCCTACAACTCGAGGAGCACGTGGTTATCAAGGACCAACAGGTCCAACAGGTCCACAAGGTCCTGCAGGTTCTGCTTCTGCAACTGGTGCAACAGGTTCTACTGGTGCAACTGGTGCGACTGGTGCAACAGGACCACAAGGTCCTACTGGTTCAGTTGGACCACAAGGTTTAACTGGATTTACTGGTGCATCAGGTCCTACTGGACCAACTGGTGCTGACTCTCGTGTAACTGGACCAACAGGTTCAGCAGGAGCAACAGGACCAACTGGTGCAATGGGTTCTACTGGTGCGACTGGTGCAATGGGTGCAACAGGACCAACTGGTCAACAAGGTATTCAAGGTATTCAAGGCGTTCAAGGTGTAACTGGACCAACTGGTGCATCTGGTGTTGCGGGTAATACTGGTGCAACAGGTCCTACAGGACCACAAGGTGTAATTGGTGTAACTGGTCCAACAGGTCCGACTGGTGCAGATTCACAAGTAACTGGTCCAACAGGTCCGACTGGTGCACAAGGTGCACTTGGTTTTACTGGACCAACTGGTGCAACTGGTAACACAGGACCAACGGGTGCTGCTTCAACTGTTACTGGTCCTACAGGTAACACAGGACCTACAGGACCTACTGGTCCAACTGGTGCACAAGGAACTGCTGTAACAATTAAGGGTGAGTATGCAGACCAAGCAACATTACTTGCTGCTCGTCCTACAGGAAATTTTGGCGATGCTTATTTAATCGCAAGTGGTGATTTATATGTTTGGACCCCAAACTCAACTCCACCAAACTTTGGTACATGGAATAACGTTGGAAACATTCAAGGACCTACAGGACCTAGAGGTTTAACTGGTCCAACTGGTGATACTGGTGCTGCTTCAAATGTAACTGGTCCAACAGGTTCACAAGGACCTACTGGCCCTACAGGACCAACTGGTGCAGCCTCAACTGTAACTGGACCAACTGGTGCTACAGGTTCAACAGGCCCTACTGGTGCTACTGGTGCATCTGGTGCTGCCTCTACCGTTACAGGCCCTACTGGTGCAACAGGTCCAACTGGAGCAACAGGTGCTAACTCAACTGTTACAGGCCCTACTGGTGCAACTGGTGCAACTGGACCAACAGGTGCTACAGGTGCTGCTGGTACATCTATTAACCTTAAGGGAACTGTTGCCACTGTTAATGACCTTCCTGCAAGTGGAAACACTACTGGTGATGCTTACTTAGTAACCGCTTCTGGAAACATTTATATTTGGTCAGGTTCAGTGTGGACAGATGGTGGACCATTCCGTGGTCCAACTGGTGCTACAGGACCTACTGGTGCTACAGGTTCTACTGGTGCTGCAAGCACAGTTACAGGACCTACAGGTGCTACTGGACCGACTGGTGCTACTGGACCAACAGGTTCACAAGGCCCAACAGGTGCACGTAACGGAACAACCTTTAAGATTACAAATAATGGTGCGGGAACACAATTCTTAGTTGAAGGTATTACAGGAGATACACCAACACTTGATGTTGTTCGTGGAGAAACCTACTACTTTGATTTAAGTTCTGTTCCAATCACAGATTCTTTTGTAATTCGTTTTAACTTAACAGATACTGCAAACCCAATTCCTGGAATGGTTGGAAACGTCATTTCTACGGGAGCCTATGCAGGTAGTACTCCTAATATTATTACCTACACAGTTCCTCTTGATGCTCCCGCAAACTTAATTTACCGAAGCGTTCAAGATGCAACCCAAGTCGGTGTAATTGCTATCTACGATAAGCGTGGCCCTACTGGTCCAACTGGTCCACAGGGTGTAACTGGTCCTACTGGTGCAGCATCAACAGTTGTTGGTCCTACAGGTCCTACAGGTCCAACTGGTCCAACTGGTCCTGTTGGTCAGTTCACCGCTTCAGCGAGTGCTCCTCCTATTGCAGAAGCAGAGCCAGGTGATGCTTGGTTTAACACTCAAAACGCAAAAACTTACGTATTCTTTAACGGTACGTGGACAGAAGTTGCTTCAGGAAACTCTGGTCCAACAGGTCCACAAGGACAGGCTGGTTCATTAGCACTATCTACTATGTGGTGGCTAGGAGCATGATGTTTACACAGTTAAATGCAAAATTAATTAGTAAAGTATGCAAGATGATTATAGAGAAGGATGGTCGTAACTAATGCCTGGTTTTCTTGGTGGTAGTAGTGGAGGAAGTACAAGTTCTTCTGGCACAGGTGGAGAGATAACTTTCCCATCACAGTTTATTGACCCAGTAACTAAACTCCGTGTTTCACAACCTGAAACACTGATTGATACTGACTTTGAATATGGTCTACAGCCTACTAAGTGGGAAACTGTTGAACTTATTAACAACACTCCATCGTTCTTCTCAAAGAGCGGTGATACAACTATCCCTAATATCGCATCAATTTTATCTACAGAGCAATCTCGAGAAATTAAAGTTATTACCTCTCTTGCTCATGGACTTGCAGTTGGTATTCCTATCAACGTTGCTGGAACAAAATCTCTTACAGCCAATGGTTCTTTCATTATTAACTCAGTTCCAACACCATCATCTTTTACTTATCTATGTAAGCAAAACCAAGCACAAACTGCTTCTATCGAAGATTTGTACACATCTGTTATTACAGGTGAATTTTTCCAGGGTTCTCAAATTAGAATTTCAGACTCTGAAGGTATTAAAACAGATGCAGGAACTATCTCAACTCTTACAGTTAAAACAGATAGCCCACACGGTTTTGGTTTAAATACTCCGTTCTATTTCCTTAACCTAAACTCATCTATTTCTCAAGAGTTCGACTCTTCAAATACAACTGGTAAGTCTTTCGATGCTTCTAACTCATCTACTGCACAAACATTTGATGGTTCAAACACTTTAAATTACCTTCCTATTAATGTCGATAACAAGGCAAGTACTGGAAATATTACAAGCAGTATTCTCTCTGTTGATACATCAGCAGACACAATTACCGTCTCACACCAGACTGGCGAAACATTTGTAAACGCTATTATTGGAACTCCTCTTTACTACAACGTAGTTGCGGGTTCAGGCTACTTCTTTACTAATCCGCGTGGAATTGTTTTTGTAAAATCAACTGGAACTCTCAGTGCTTCTACAGCAACATTCTCTGTAAGTGAGATTCCAAACGGAACCACTATTGACATTGTTAGTTCAATGACAGGAACTTTCCAACTAGCAAATCTTGCAAAGACCTTTGCTGGAAATAACCAGGGATTAGAAGCACCTATCACAGTTCAACTTGGAACTCCAAAGACTTTTGACGGTGCAAATACTGCTGGTGGTGGCGGAACCATTTCTGCCTTTAGCGGTTCTCTAGTCAGCATGCTCTCTGACTCAGGTATCTCAGACCTTGACTGGTATAACGGAACTATGGTTCAGTACACCACTACAGGAAATGCTGCTACAGGATTGACTGCAAATAACACTTACTTTATTGACACATTCTTCTTTAACAATACCCCAGGACAGTACTTCTTTACTCTAAAGAACTTACCAGGTTCAGCAGGAACTCCTATCACCTCTATGTCAGGTGGAACTGGAACTCAAAAGTTTAGACAAATTGGTGTTTCTGCAGACCTTGACATTGTTCACGTAAAGAGCAATGGCTTTGTTGATAAGCAGATGATTAAGTACGCCTACCCATCAAACGGTCGTTTTACTACCCCTGGCTCTGAAGCAAAAGACTTTTACTTCGTTACAAATAAGTATGATGACCATAACTTTAAGATGAACCACTTGTTGGCATCTGTTCTTCCTCTTACAGCCTCAATTACGGGAGAAGCGGTAACTAACAATATTGTTGCTGGTTCTCAACAGTCTATAACTGCTCAAGGATTTGTTGGAACAGTTTCTTACTCCATCTCTCCAGCATTGCCTTCAGGTTTATCAATGAGCACCTCTACAGGTTTAATTAGCGGAACTCCTACTGGTGCTTATGCTGCACAACACACAATTACAGCAACAGATACTTCTGGTGGTCAAGCATTCCAGGTCGTTCAGATTAACTTTACTGCTCCACCTCCACAAGGACAGTCAGCATTTACATCTCCTGGCTCATTTACATTTACAGTTCCTGCTCGCGTATCAACAATTTCAGCAATGGCTGTTGGTGGCGGTGGCGGTGGTTCTTACATTTGGTCATACGGTGCTGGTGGCGGTGGAGGAACTGCTTGGATTGCAGGCCTTCCTGTAACTCCAGGAGAAACATTTACCGTTGAAGTTGGCGGTGGCGGAAGCACTTGGTCTTACGAAGGTTCTCGCCCAGGTAATAACTCAGTATTACGACGCAACTCAAGCGCAACTAACCACATTATTGGTTATGGTTCAGGACAAGGTGGACCTAACTCTGCTGGTGGTGCCTCTGGTGGATACACATTCTCAGGTGGTTCATCTGGTGGTGGCGGTCGTGGTGGATACACTAACTGGAACTGGCCTTATGCTGGTGGCGGTGCTGGTGGTTACCAAGGTCATGGTGGAGATTACAACGGTGGTAAAGGTTACGGTGGTGGCGGTGGAGCGGGTGCTATGCACTCCTCATACTGGGGAACACCTGCTGGTGGCGGTGTAGGTATTAACGGACAGTTTAACGACGGTGAGTCTGTCTCTTACGGTCACGGTGGTCGCGGTGGTTCAGGTGGAACACAAGGTGGATTCGGTGAGCCTTACCACTACTACGGTCGTGGCGATATTAACGGCGGTATTTATGGTGGTGGAGCGGGTGGTTCTGGTTCTGCTTACTATGGTGGCGGAAATGGTGGAGGCGGTGCAGTTCGCATTATTTGGGGACCAAACCGTGCTTATCCACAAACCAATACTACCGACATGACAACAACAAGTTAAGGAGTGAGTAAATATGCCAATTAATATTACCGCAGCAGGTTTAACGGGAACTCATACCTTTACACCCACAAATATCAATACTGCTGACTACTACCTCTACTACCCAACAGATGGCACTGGTCAACCTACTGTCCCTGCAGCACTACGTGATGGTTCTGCCTTTATTTACAACACTGGTCTAGGAACAATCAATGGTCTTAGTGATAGTTCTCTTTACTACATTAAGCGTGTTGGAACTGCTCAAGTATTCTTTAGCACAACTGCTGGTGGTACTGATGTAACCCTAACAACTCCTACTGCGGGAACTGCGTTTTTTAACGCTCCTTACGTATACCAAAATAAACTTTCTATTGAAGCAACTCTTTCAGATAACCAAGCAGTCCGCTATGTAACAGATGGCACTGCAATTGGCGGTCTTACAAAAAATAGCGTTTACTTTATTAAAACCTCAAACACAGGTTTTGGTACAGCAAATGCTCTCTACTCATTCTCATCCTTTACATTTACAACTGCTGGAACTACTGGAAACGTAGGACCAGCAATCTCTACTATTAAGGCACACTCTAGTTACAGTGGTGCTACTTGGAGAACAGATTACCTACAAGCAGGTGACTTCCAAGGCTATCAAGACTGGACAGTTCCAACCTCTGGTACATACACATTTAACGTTCGCGGTGCTTCAGGACTTAACGGTTCTGGTTCTGGTGCTGCTGGTCGTGGTGCGATTGTGCAAGGAAGAGTATTCCTGCAAAAGGGTGAAGTTATTACTATTGTAGTTGGACAACGCGGAACTGCTGCTCGTTCTGGTTCAATTTATGGCGGTTCAGGTGGCGGTACTTGGGTTGTTCGTAAATCAGGAAACGTTCCTCTTTTTGTGGCGGGAGGTGGTTCTGCAGATGCGGATACTACTAACGGTCGAGATGGTTCCCTTACAACTGCTGGCGGTTCTTCTTCTGCTGGTGGTGACGGTGGCTCAAATGGTAACGGCTCAGTTGCAACTGGAGGTAACTCTGGTGGCGGTGGCGGTTTCTCTACAGATGGTTCTAACGCAACTACAGGAATTAGAGGCGGTGGCTCTTTTGCTACAGGTTTAACAGTTGCTTCTCTTGGCGGAACAGTTGGTGGATTTGGCGGATTTGGTGGCGGTGCATCTTCTGACGGAGATACAACTGGTCAATCTGGTGGTGCTGGTGGCTACTCTGGTGGTGCTGGTGCTCGCTCTAATGCTGCACGAGTTGCAGGTGGTGGCGGTGGTTCATTCATCGTAACTTCAGCAACAAACGTTGCAACCTCAACTGGTTCTTTCAACGGCTCAACATCTTGGGGAACAGAAACAATTACAAACCTCAATGCGTGGACTACTGATGCTGATGGTCAAGTAACAGTAACTCTCGTTGCTGCTGCTGCTGCAACAGTTACTTTGCACCCAACTGCAGTTGATGCAAATGACGGAACAAACGCAATTACTTTAACTGCTGGGGGAAGCAAGTATCACGCTTTAGTTCCACTACAGGTAGATTTAACAAGTAATACTTTTTACTCTCCATCTTTGCATGGTTTGAGTAACGGTGAAGCAGTTAAGTTTGTTACCAATGGAACTTCTCCTGGTGGCATCACTGCAAATACAGCAACCTACTATGTCAATAAGGTTGACAACTATTCTTATAAACTAAGTACAACTCCGTCTCCATCATTTACTGATGTTGATGTGACAAGCCCTGGTGCTGCAAGTATTGAGCGTTTTGACAAAATTATCGTCAATATTGCAACCAATACGATTACTATTAACAACCACGGTTTCTTGGCTAATCAGCCTGTTAAGTATGCAGTCAACGGTGGAACTGTAATTGCTCCTCTTGTTGATGGTGCTACTTACTACGTAAAGACAGTAGTAGATGCAAACCGCATTATCCTAAGCCAGTCTTTAAATGGCCCAGATTTAGATTTAACATCTGCTGGTACTGGAACTGGACATTCATTTATCTTCGTTACAGTTAACGTTGAAGAAGACAGCCTTTACATTCCACAGCACGACCTGTCAACTGGTCAAAGAGTTGTTTACTCAAGTGGTGCAGGAACGGTAATTGGCGGACTTACAAATGGTTCTTCATACTTCGTATTTAGAGTAGATGCCAACATTATCAAGTTGTCTACTGTTAAAACAGGAGCAGCGATTGTTAACCTAACAGGTCTAGGTACAGGAACTCACACCCTGACTGTTAACTCAGTTGATTTGACTACTGAGACAATCACAATTCCAAACCACGGATTTACTACAGGTGAACTTGTATCTTACGATACAGCAGGACAAGCACCTCTAACAGGACTTGTCTCTGGTTCTCCTTACTACATTATTGCTCCTAACGGTGATGAAATTAAGTTGGCAACAACTTATGACAATGCTGTTAATGGTTCAGCCATTAACCTAACAGGTGTTGGAGTTGGAAAGCACAGACTTTACTCACTCATCCGTACACCAGATGGTATCTACACAGTAGATGCACTTCCATCTACAACAACCTTTACTGTTAAAGCAAATGGTCTTGTACCACTTATCGTTAAAGAGTTTGTTCCTCGTTCTACTGTAGATACACAACAGAACGTATTTAAAGTTTTAGGTCACGGTTTCATTACTGGAACCAAAGTTGCCTATAGTTCAGGTGGAGGTTCATCAATTGGTGGCCTTACTTCAGGAACTGACTATTATGTAATTAACGTAAACAAGGATTACATCAAGGTCGCTTCTTCTGCAGATAACGCCATTTCAGGTACTCCAATTTCTATTACTGACTTTGGTTCTGGTAACGGTCACCACTTTACATCTGCCCAGATTAACGGACAGATTGTCGGTGCAGGTACAGTTACTACTGAATCAGGCTCCGTATTGGTAGCAGGTTCTGGAACAGCCTTTGCTAAAATTCTAAAGGTAGGCGATAAGTTCCGCGTATTCCCAGCCAATACAAACAAGTCCAACACCTTTGCAAGTGCTGCATTTAACGCAGCAACTAACGTTATTACAATTACTTCCCATGGTTACTTAACTGGTGACGTTGTTACCTATACAGCAGGCGCAGGTGGTGTTGCACCAACTGGTCTTGTTACAACATATAACTACTATGTTCGTCGTATTGATGCATCAAGCATTACTCTACATAACACACTAACTGATGCAAACAACAATACAAACCAGGTTGACTTTACAAACCAAGGAACTGGTTCTGCTCACAACCTAATTAACGTAGTTCCAAGAACTCCGATTATTAGAACAATTACTGCTATTGGTTCTGACACTCAGATTACAATTGACAGACCTTATAGCGAGGCTTACACAGGCGTTTCTTACGCTTACCCAACATTTATCTATGTTCGTCCTGAAGGTTATTCTCTACACAGACCATTCGATGGTGGTGTGGAAATGTCCACAGGTGTGGGAACATCCTTCTCTCAGATTGTTCGTCAGACTCGTAAGTACTTCCGTTACCAGTCAGGTAAGGGTATTCAGGTATCGTTTGCTATTAACTTTAAGCCATCGATTGACCTTGAAACACTTACTAAGATTAGTGCGACAACTATTCAAGGTAAGACTCGTCGTCCACACGGCTTGTTAAATGGTCTTACAGTTGCAATTAAGGATGCTTTAAAGCCAGATGGCACAACAAGCACTGTCTACAACGGTCTGTTCCAAATCTCCGTATTAGACCCTTACAACTTTACTTACATATCTCCTGCAGCAATTCCTGCGGGTCAAGAAAAGTCTTACGGCTTTGCACACCTATACGTAAACGCATGGCAAAACGGTGCTGTTCGCTCAGGTATGTTCGACTTCCAGAACGGTATGTTCTTTGAGTTTGATGGTCAAAAGATTTACGCAGTTCGTCGTTCTTCTACCCAACAGATTGCTGGAGTTGCTGCAGCACAACAAGGTTCTGAACTAGTATTCGGAACTGGAACAGCCTTTACTTCTCAACTAGCAGCAGGTGACTTCATTGTTATGCGTGGTCAAACCTATAAGGTTGCTAACGTTGCAAGTGATACTCAAATCACGATTAAGCCTGAGTACAAGGGTTCATCAGGACCTATCAAAGAGTTTAACCCTCAAACAGTTGTTAACGCTACTGCTGACACCTTCACTATCCTAGGTCACGGCTTTGTTGAAAACCTTGCCGTTAACTACGACTCTATTGATGGAACGCCAATTGGTGGAATGATTAACGGACGTACTTACTACGTTAAGGTTGTAGATAACAACACCTTTAAGTTAATGGGTACACCAAACTCTGTTTCAACGGTAGCACTTTCTGATACTGGTGCAGGAACTCTGCACTCATTCCAGCCTTCAAAAGCAGGTATTATTATTACTAAGACTATCGATACAAGAGTCGCACAAGACCAATGGAATATTGATGTCTGCGATGGAACTGGTCCAACAGGATATGTTCTTGACCTATCCAAGATTCAAATGGCTTACATTGACTACTCTTGGTACGGTGCAGGAAAGATTCGTTTTGGATTCAAGGATGCATCTGGAATAGTCAAGTATGTTCACGAATTTAAGCACAACAACGTGCTGTATGAGTCATACCTACGTTCAGGTAACTTGCCTGCACGTTATGAAGTAACCACACTATCTAACCCAACGTATATCCCTTACCTATTCCACTGGGGTACTTCGGTTATCATGGATGGTCGCTTTGATGATGACAAGGCATACCTCTTTACAGGAACTAGCCAGACACTGCAGATTCTTGGTACTACAGCCAAGTCATTTGGTTCAAAGGCTATCAACGTAGCGAATAACCGCGTTAACATCCCAACACACGGTTTCACTAGCGGAGATGCTGTGACATTCCAGGGCTTTACCTCAGCAGGTCTTGCTGGTGTAGTAAGTCAGAACCCAGGAACTACAAGTACTGCAGGACATCCATTTACTAATATGCAGAATCAACGGACCTACTATGTTTGCCGTCAAGATGCTGACAACATTACCTTCCATAATACTCAGGCAGATGCGACTGCATCTACAGGTACTGCACCAAATATTGTTCTTGGTGCAAATACTCTTGACCTTACTACTGCAGGTAACACTCAGTACACATTCTTTATCTACCCACTAGGTGCTGCAAATAACACCTCTGGTATTAACTACCAGCCACTTCTATCAATTCGCCTCTCTCCTTCAGTATCTGAAGGTTTGACAGGTAAGTTGGGTGACCGTGACGTTATCAACCGCATGCAGTTGACTATGAGTGAAATTGGTATTCAAACAACTCAGTTGGTGGACGTTAAGTTGCTTCTCAATGGACGTTTGAACAACTTGAACTTCCAAGGAGTGCCACAGCCTTCTCTAACTCAGACAATTCAGCACACATCAAATGACACTATCTCTGGCGGAGTTCAGGTTTATAACTTCCGTGCATCAGGTGGTTCTGCTGGTGGTGAGAACTCAACTACAGTTAATATTAGTGAGTTGTTCGAACTTTCAAACTCTATTCTAGGAGGAGACTCCGTGTACCCAGATGGTCCAGACATTCTAACGATTGCTGTGGCTCGTCTAACAGGTAGCACCACTCTAACTTCTGCTAAATTATCTTGGCGAGAAGCACAAGCCTAAAAAGGAGCACAAATGGCAATTATCAGACTGGGGGTTGTTAACCCTTCTGCAAACGTGGCGACTATTGCTGCAACGGTGGCTAACGCCCACCTTGTTTCTGTGATTATTGCTAATAAAACTACGTCTTCTTCACCCGTAATGAAGGCAAACGTTTGGGTTGCTCCACAAGGTGCTGCTACTGCGTCTGAATATGCTTATGTCTGTGCTAACTTAATTGTTGGTTCAGGACAATCTTTTGAGACGTTTCGTTTTGCCCTAAATCCTAACGACGTGCTTTATGTCCAAACCAACATTGATGAGGCTTCATTCTCTGTTTACGGATTACTGCAGTCAGAAGATGTGGGTCCTGGAGATGCCTACCAAACGTTTAGAAATAAAACAATTCGCGGTAACGCAAATACTCTTTACGTAGACAAGGGCACAACTGCTCAACGTGATAACACTACAGAAGTCGGATATATTCGGTTTAACACAGATTTAAATAACTCTGAAGGAGCACTAGAAGTGAAGACAACTACTGGTTGGAAAACAGTAAGGTGGGTTGATTAAGAATGGCTGTTAAAAGACTTGCACTAGCAAACCCTGCTGCCAGCACAGACACATCACTTTATACCGCTAATGGCTCTTATGTTGTCTCTGTAATCATTGCTAATAAAGGCGTTATAGATAGTAAAGCCTCTATTTATCATGCTGTAAGTGGTGGACTTATTACTACAAGCACTACAGCAACTATTGTTAAAAACTTAACTATTGCTCAAGGCCAATCTTTTGAAACCTTTAGATTTGCAATGAACAACAACGATGTCATTTGGGTAAACTCTGACACACCAAATCTTTCTTTCATGCTTACAGGTGTTTATGACACCACAGCGTCTACCTTTGTTTCTTATAAAACTACTGCTCCAGATACTCCTTCTATTGGAGACATTTGGATTAAGTCACCAAGTAACGCAGTTTCATTTTGGAACGGTTCTGCTTGGATTGACTCTATAACTTCAGGTCCAACAGGAGCCACAGGTGCTGCTGGTAGTTCAGGGGTAAACGGTGCTAC